CTTGAGCGTGATATACCATACTTCAGTGAATGTAAATTATTCACTGTTGATGCAGCAAGCTGGGGTGGAAATTCTGGTGGGCCTGTGTTTAATATGCGTGGTGAAATAGTCGGTTTGTTAATTGGTGGCTACAGCGGTTATGATAATCTTAGTGTTGTGATACCTATCAATATCTGCAAGGAGCTATTGATTGACTAAACCGCAAATATGCAAAGAAATACATGATCTTGTTAACCTGATTGATGGGGTGAAATTTAACAAGAAACTTAGCATAGAGGAAGAACTCCAGGATTTGCGGGTATTTATAAAATATTTATTGCTGGATCGTGAAAGTTTGCAAAGAGAATTGAAAGCGTTTAATAGAAAATGAAAAAAAAGCCAATGTCCCAACACGGAATCAAAACTAAGGCAGGGAAGCTTTTAAGCCAGTTCTTGAAAGAGATAGCCCAGGAAAAAACAGAGTTGGTAAAAGATGAAAACAACGAGGATCAAATGGCTACCAAAGCTGAAGCCCTTGCCAGAAAGATTTGGAATATGGCCCTGGGTTGGAAAGAGGTTGAGATAGAAAAGGGCATAAAATCCGAAACTTTTCATGCTCCCGATAAAGCTATGATGATGCTGGTTTTTGATCGAACTGAAGGTAGGGTATCTACGTCAGTCAGTGGTGGCAAGGCATTATCTGCTGCAAAACGAGTAACAGAACAAAGTAAAAATCGGTTAAACGAACTTGTTGAATAGTGAATTATTAAAACCTGTTCTTGAAACACCATTTCCAAAGAATGGGCGATACTGGACTTGTCCTAATACTGGACTAAAAGTACCTAAATTTGAGGGTGAAAACTTAGAATGGCGTAGTAAATTATTGACAAATGCAGAAGATGACACAGGCTTGCAACGTGACCTTTTTGCAGCCTCCAGGGAATCATTGATTTTTTGGATCAATGCCTTTTCATTCACCCACCACCAGTTTGAGGTAGATCCCGATACGGGAAAAAGATTAGTTTCAACCAGACCACACAGACCTTTTATAACATGGGACATCCAAGATGAACTGTTCAATGTACTTGAAGTTTGTCTTGCAGATAACAAATTTACAATAGACCCGGATACAAAGAAAAAAGTACCAATGCCCCCCCAGGATATTCTTATTGATAAAGCCAGGGACATGGGTGCTTCGTGGATGTGTATTAATTTCTTACACTGGTTGTGGCTTTTTAGACCACAGGCTTTAATTCTGGAGATGTCAAGAACTGAGAGTTACGTGGACCAAACAGGTAATATGAAAGCCCTGTTCCAGAAACACGACTATATAAATAGCTGGCTTCCTGAATGGATGGTTCCACCTGATGTGTATTTTGGTGAAAAGAATCGAACTAAAATGCACATGATGAATATTCTTAATGGTAGCTGCATTGATGGCGAGTCTACAACCGAGCATGCCGGATCTGGTGATAGGCGTATTGTTGTATTGCTGGATGAGTTTGCTAAAGTTAAGCATGGTACGTTGATGAGGTCAGCAACAAGAGATGTGTCTCCTATGCGTATTATAAATTCTACACCTGCTGGACCAGGAACAGAATATGCCAGATGGAAGCAATCTGGTCAGATTAAAGTGTTTATTTTACCATATTGGGAACATCCAGAAAAAGGTGCGAATCGTTATGTTATAAGAAATGAGGCCGGAGAATACGAGATACGATCGCCCTGGTTTGATCATGAGGAGAGTGTACGTTCTCCACAGGAACTTGCACGTGAAGTTCTGCGACAGGATCTTGAATCAGGTTCGTTGTTCTTTACCCCGATTACTAATGTTGACAAACACATAGCTTTATTTGCAAAAGAACCTTTATCACGGTATCACATACATTTCAAGGATGGTGTTGCAAACGATAAACTACATCGTATAATACAACAGCGTGATTATTCAAAATTGGTGGTTAAGAGCGGTTCAAATGGACCGTTGAGAGTTTGGACTCATCTTATAATGGGTCGGCCTGATCAGACCAGGAGTTATATATTTGGTATTGATTTAAGCAAAGGCCAGGGAGCATCTGAATCGGTTGTTTCTATAAAATGTAAAGAGACGGGAGAAAAGATAGCTGAATGGCGTAATGCTGTTACACCACCTTATGATATGGCCCGTATTGTAGCTGCTCTGGCTATCTGGTGTGGTGGGCATAAACCACGATGCTTGCCGTTTTTAAAATGGGAAAAGAACGGTCCTGGTTTGGATTTTGGTAAATTAATAGTTAGGGTATTCCAATATCCTTATTTTTATAGGGCATCAATCGAAGGGAATGTAAGCGATAAAAAGAAACAGGCATACGGGTTTCATACGAGTCGGGAAAGCAAATATCAATTGCTATCAGTGTATGCCAGGGTGCTGGCTCATGGTGGGTATATAAACCATTCCAAAAAAGGATTGGAACAGGCTAAACTCTACATCCATTATGATGGTGGTGGGATCGGCCCCGCTTTCTTGGTGGAAGAAAATGAGAGTGCCAGGGCAACTCATGGTGATATAGTGATAGCTGATGCTCTTACACTTGATGACTCGGAGATCCCGAAAGCAAAACATAAGGGATCAAAAGCACCAGAAGGTAGTTGTGGCTGGCGAAAAGAGCAGAGGGATAAAAAGAAAAATAGCAAACAAGGGTGGCGTGTTCCGGTTAGTTTATGACTCCAGAAGATTTATTAATAATGCTTATTGGTGTAGAAAATCCTTATTGGATCGAGGCATATATTGATCTAACCCAGGATGGGATACCTGAATTATGGGGTGAAGTTAGAGAAACATCTGGTTCATTGAAACGGTCTTATAAATTTACTTATACAAAAGAAGGTTGGAAATAATGCCAGAAGAAATTTCCCCACAAAAGTTTCAAAATGTAGTGCATCAAGGTTTTAATCGTATGAAGCACTATCGTAAGATGCGGGCTTTATTCGTAAAAGAATATGTGGGCCAATATTATCGGTCAAAGGGAGTCACTTTATCTGGTGATGAGCCGATCAATTTGATTTTTCAGGCTATTAGAACGATTGTACCCAATTTAGCTGTAACTAATCCTGTTAATAGTGTTAGTACAAGATTCTTGCCGCAGAAGCCTTATGCTGAATTGCTTAGTTTAGCATTGAACCAGATACAAGAAGATATGAAGCTGAAGGATATTATACGGGCCTGCATTGTCGATGCCATGTTTGGATTTGGCATCCTGAAAACTGGCATCGCAGCAAGTGGCGAACTATTACAGTTCGGTGATAATTTGATAGACCCCGGACAGGTGTATACTGAATTGATAGACCTTGATGACTTTGTTTTTGATCCAGTATGTACCAGTATGAGAAAATCTGCTTTTATGGGACACCGGGTAACTATACCGAAACAGATATTATTAGATACAAAAGGTTATAATCACGATCTTATTAAAAAAATACCACGTTTGGGATACCCACAAGAAAAGATTGAAAGGCTTACTAAAGATAAGGGAATGTCCTATGATATGGAATCGCTTCAGGATCTTATAAATGTAGTCGAATTGTGGGTTCCCGAAGCAGAGGCTGTAGTTACAATACCGGATCCATTACAGATTACATTTACTGAACATCTGCGAATTGCTGATTACTACGGGCCGAAAGAGGGGCCGTACACTATATTATCTTTCACACCACCCGTACCCGGTAATCCATTTCCTGTTGCACCAGTTGGGATGTTATTTGATTTACATCGTGGGGCTAATAAGGCTTTTAAGAAGATAATGGACCAGGCGGGCAGGCAGAGAGATATTACTTTTTATACTCCTGCGGCAGCGGATGAGGCAGAGGCATTGAGAGAATCCCAGGATGGTGATTTGATTGCTACCATGAACCCCAATGAGGTAAAAACGGTTTCTTTTGGTGGGCAGAATAAAGATAATGCCTTATATCTACAGCAGATGCAAATTTGGTTTAATTATTTTGCTGGTAATCCCGATCAGATGGCTGGCAATATGACACCTGGAACGAAGGGTGGCAAAACTACGGCTACGCAGTCACAGATCATGCAAGGAAACGCAAGCATTGGAATTGAAGATGGGCGTGGGATTCTTTATGATAAGACCAGTGATGTCAGTAAAAAACATGCTTGGTATTTGCATACCGACCCGATGATTGAGTTGCCACTTATAAAACGAAGGAGCGGTGGAGAACAAATTCAATTGTGGCTTACGCCTGAACAGCGTAGTGGTGACTTCTTGCACTTTACGTTTAAGATTCGACAGCGTTCGATGACCAGGTTAAATCCTGATGTTCGAGCAAAGCGTATTGTCGAGTTCGGTACGAATCTTGTACCTGCATTGATAAATGCTGGTATGGTGGCCGTACAATCTGGTATGCAGTTCAATGTTACACGTGCTGTTACTCAATTAGCAGAACAGTTGGACATCTTGGAAGATGTGCAGGATTGGTTTGATGACCCTGAGTTTGAACAGAAAATGATGATGATGATGCAAAAAGGGCCGCAAAATGCGGGCAAGGCGTCAATGAGTCCTGAAGGAACACTTCAGAATGGGGGATTTCCCCAGCAAACCAACATCCCGACTTCGGGGCAGATATTTAATCAAGAGGCCCAGGCTACAGCAGCCGAGGGCCAAAAAGTGAATCAAGGAGCTTACTGATGGGTGTTAGAGTAGATCAATACGCAAGAGAGTTCGAGAAGAATGTTAAAAAGGGCGGTTTAGAAATGGCCCACAAGAAAGCTGTTAAAACTTCTAAGGTAAGAGGGGTCGTGAAACCCACACCAGCAGAACAGAAGATAATTACTCGCCGATTAAAAAAGCGATATCCACAGATGTATACGGAAAATTGGGCACAGAGACTCAAAGGGAAAGTTAAAAAACACTTTAAGACTGAAAGAACAAAACAGGTAGAATCAAGATTGACGAGGGCTGGGTTGACCCCAGCAGAGATAGCGAAATTAAGGGGAAAGAAATAATGCCAATGTACAGTTATATATGCCTTGGTTGTGGCAGGCAAGAAGTTATTATGCGGCCATCTTATGAGTGCGGTATGCCCTGGAAGTGTGGTGACTGTGGTGTAGAGATGAAACGCAATTTTCAAGATGAGAAACCGAATATAAACGGCTGTACTGAATACCATAGACCTATTCATTCTGATGCGTTGGCAATAAATCCGGGGCAGGTTGAAGAGCACAAAAAGAAATT